GTTTTAGGAAATACACCCGCCAGTCACCCGCTGAAGATGGTCCAAACTTCCAAATGTCTTCATAGGCTTCATCGTTTGTCTGTCCAGTTCCCAATTCGACTAGAAGTGTATCGCCTGGGTGGACAATACTATTTATCGTCAAGTTGTTTAGGCCTAAGATTGTCTGTAAAGGTACACCTGCTGACTCCGCTATGGCATTCCAACCTTGACCTGCTTGAACTACATAGTAGCGATTTCCACTAGAACCGCCTGCAACACTCGACTCGCTGTACTTGATTTGTTGCCCCGCTCTAAGCGGTGGCCAATCCTGTGGAAGTGGCGCCCAGCCGTTTAACCTGGCAATCATATTACTCTTACGAACGAAATCTTCAGCGTTGCCGTCTGGCAATTCGCCACGTTGTACCAACTTTTCGATGACAGACACTCTATAATCTCCAGTCACTACCGTATAGTATTTCGCTTCAACCGAGTTCACATCTGCCATTCTTGCAAAGCGATAGATCCCACTACCTTTTGATAAAAACGTTCCAAAATCTCTTGTCCCGCCGTGCATATCGGTACCGATATAACCTTTTGAGTTGCCGTTAGAGTCATAATAGTGCGACCTACCATTACCCATGATGACACTTGTACCGTTAGGTGCTGTAGACCGCATTTCTGGCACATTATTCAGTTCGATAAAACTACCGTCTTGATTTAATATCCTCAAAGAGGAACCGTCCATTGTTAACTTTGAGTTGATAGCGTGAAGTGCGACTGATAAAAAGTCAGCATGACCCGCAGTGATGCTACTTGCATGGATATTAATGGCTGCGACTTCTGAGAAGTCCATCACGCCTTTTTTAATTCCGTCAGCGCTCAATGCATCCGTGATTGTTTCGACAAACTCAGTGCCATTGTGTCGCATAATCGACTGCGAACCGTCAGCATTCACACGGAACCAAACATCTCCCGGTTTTCCGCCATCAGTTGGCATATTGTAACCAAAAGAAACGGTAGTCCCATCTCGTTTCACAATTTCAGTCGCTTTGGCTTCGGTCACTCTATCTTCCCAAGTATCCCCAACTTTCAGCTTCTGCTCCCCAGTTGGTCCAACCCAAATAGCCCCATCAATTGCATCTGATGGAGGTGATATTCCCGTCCAAATTGCCGTATCTACGTGCTTCACTGCAATTGCGCCCTGTGATATGATTCGGTCACTTCTAATGGCTCTTGCGATAAATACGCTTTGATTATTGATAACATCTTCGCTAGTGACCACTAATCTATTGGTCGTTTCGGTTGCTATGACTGCATTGTAAGCTTCATCAGAAGCTCTATCATTCGATGATCGTTCCCACATCCAATCTTTATAGTGAGCAGTCATATCCTTGCCACCTTGCATGACAGTAGCCACTAATTCGGTCTCTCTATATTTGTCTCCTAAGGTCAGACCGTTTGTTCCGCTTATGACGATGGAAATTGGTTGGCCATTTCGATATTCATTTATTAGGTTGTCTCGTACATCTTTTAAATCCGCTTGTATCAGCTTAATATCGCTCTTGTCTGCAGGGAATACTTCCGTCACATTTCCGATGACTGCTTTATTGGCATTTAAATCAGTCTCAGATGTGATGATTTCCAGTACCCTTGCATGGATATACAGCGGTGGATTAAATTCATGGTCAAGCACATAGCCCCAATCACCAATCGACACACCATCAGGTAATTCAGCCAAGTCCACGACATATTGCGCTGCAGGTTGACCATTAGCTTTCATAACTTTGACCGCTTCATTTAAAATAAACTGCGGATCGTCAGAATCGACTTCTAAAATGGATTCAATCCAGATAACTCGTTCGCCTGTCTTATTTCCCCATAATTCATTTGCAGAATGATTATAGATGATAGATTCGCCTTTCGGACTAACCAAGTCACCATCTTTATAATCAATATCTTCAATGCCTATGTATTCAGTAAGCGTTCCGATAGTTCCCGATGTGGTTTTAACACCTACACCAGCTTCATAAACCGCCATTTTAATAAAATCAGCATGCGCTTGGTAACCTTCATTTGTCATATGGATATTGTCACTGCCGTAGTAACGACTTCTTAAGCTATTTGAGTAAGCCATCCAATTAGCATGATAGACATTATTGTGTCGCTCAGAAGCTCGTCTATAAGCATCTGATACGCTTTGACGGTGTGCAACATTGGAATTTGTATCAACAAAAATAACCTTGCGACTGCTTCCAGCAATGGCCACAAAGTTATCAATTTCTGTGTCGGTCACACCTCGGTTAGTGCCTAGGATGACCACTACTATATCTTTCAGTTGTCCGTAGTTTTTTAGAGACTGCAGAACATAAGTGCCGTTTAGTGAATTAGTAGCATGTGTAATCTGTCTGCTACCAAGTACATCGTGTGTAAATGACTTAAAAACACCTGTTAGCTTGGGTTGTGTACCTACACCAAGCGAATCGCCGATTAGCGTCACGCTGTATTGTTTCACGGCTGATTTGGCTAGTTCCGTTAGCGTACCACCAACTGTTTTCTTAATCACTCCTGCATTGCTAGGTGCACCATTAAAAGCTTCTGTGTCATATTGTGTTAAAGTGTTTTGTTCGATGATTTTAATCAGTTTAGTCGCATACTGCGGATCAGTCGCATAACCCGCAGATTGTAATGCCTGAGCTGCTTTCTTATAATCCTTTTCGCCTACGACCGCTGCATAGTTAATTTCACGCCATGGTGTGTTAGTAAAAAACGCTGCATGGTCTAACATCGAATCGCTCCAGCTGTCATACCATCGGAAATTCGCATTAATTTGATAAGAGCCATTTGCGCCATACTCACGAGTTGGTAAATTGATTACTTTACCTGTCCAATCCTCAGATGCTTTGATTCCAAATAAATTGTTATATTTAGCGCCAAGTGTTGATGTGCCCGATGCAGATTCTAATATTGCCTGAGCAATTGAGATAGAAGGCAATATTTGATGTGTATGCCATCCGTTAATTGCGCCTTGCTTTACTTTTGAGATAAACGTCATTAAATATTAGCCTCCTTTCACTCGAACAGCTCCGATAAATTTCATTGAATTAATTTTCTGAATTAAACCATTAGGATTACCAGAATGAATACATTGCTCGTTATCTAATGCTATTCCTACATGGTTAGCGTCTCCTGGATAGGTATAGCCTGTATCCCAAAATACAATATCTCCACGCCTTACTTCTGCTCGACTTATACGATTAAAGTAATGTGTATGAGCGCCGCCTTGGTCCCACATACTATTAGTGTATGGTCGGCCCGCTGTTGGATAACCTGGATAGTTTGCAGTTCTGAAACACCAATTCACGAAACCTGAGCAGTCAAATCCTGTTAGGCCATTACCGCCCCATTTGTAAGGTAATCTCATATCTCTAATGCGCATCGCTTCAGCAATGACTGCTTCAACATAATTATTTTTTGGTTCTTCTACTTTGGTTTCTTCCTCAACTTCTGCAGATTCCACTTCAACCGCTCTACCCCTAACAATTAACTTAGTAATAATGTTATCGGTATTTACAGTTCGCTCAATACCTCTAACCACATCATCAGATGATATTCTAAAACCTAAATCGCCTTCCAGTCGTTGTTGCACAATATGGATGTAAAACTTAGGGTCTTTTAAATCAGTAAATTCCACTCGGAAATAAAATTCCATTTCGAAACTATGAATGATATATCTCACACGCTCCAAAGCGTTTTGATAACCTGATAGCTCCAGTACCTTTTTATCAATTGATTCATTGTTTCCAATTAAAAAGCCCGTCTTATCCAAGACAGGCGTTAAATAGTATTCAATTGATTGCGGTTCAGTTGGTGTCTCCATGCCGTCTATTACACTATTAATCAAGCTGATTGACACATCTTCAGCATAGACTGATTTCTCGTTGCGATTGTCTACTATGTGTTTAATTGACATCAATATCGGCACACCTTGACGGTTTTGGAATCTCAAATAATTATTCTCTTTGAGGTGAGCCATCTTCTTATTATGCGTTCCGTCGCTAGTTCGTTTAGGCGCTCTAAATTCAAGTGTGTAGACACCGCTGTCTATTGTAGTTGAGAGTTTATCGCCGTAAAAATGCAGTCCTTTTTCAGGCTCATTGGTCATCCAACAAAGTCGATTATAATCTTTGTCTAAAATCTCTACATTTTTCATTACAAATACCTCTCTTCCAGTAGTAATTCAACACTTGGATATTGCGCCCAATCAGAAACAACTACTTGTAATTCAGTATCGCCCCAATCAATTTCGAAAAATCGATTATCATAATCAGCAAAGCCTTGATAAGTCGTACCGTTTAGCAATATATCACCTGTTTGGTGATTAATTTGTAGGTTGTCACCTGGTCTAAAGACATTTTCAATTTCTAGTGCGTTTGTTGTATTTAGCCTGTCTACAACTACACTATTTAGGCTAAATCTGCTGTACGGCGTTGTATTTCCCCATACCCCTTGCCAGATTAAGACCTTGCTAGGATTAAGCTGTGCAAGCGAATTATTGACGATACTATGACGGACTTGTTTAGGTCCTGTAGACGTGGTGACTGTTGCTTGCTGTATGTCATCTAAGTACACATGATAAATGACGTGAGCGCCTATACTTAATGCATAAATCTTTTTGCTATGCCCTGGCCATGTGGTTATGGCAGTGACTGTATACTGTCTATTTTTGTAATCGCTGCGGTAATAATGACCACTTGCAGCTTTAGTTGCGGATGGTTTAAGTTTTACTTTATCGCCAACTTTTACAGGTACAGGCTCCACATTTACGCTGTCTGTGTGGATCAACCACTCAAATTTGTTTCCGGCCTTTCGCATCTCAATAAAGCCGTTTAGAGCGTCTATACTACCATTATGGATGATTGTCGAATGTTTCTCGTCATTACCTCTAAATGAGTTAATTTTGAAGGACGTAGCTAGTTTCTTTCTATCTGTAGTCGCATCATAAATAGACGCTGTCATAATCGGACGGTTTTCATCGTCCAATACCACTATTAACATCCCAGCCGTTGAATTTCGATTGCCAGCAGTGTCATGCATGGTAACTCTCGACCGCAATTTGAAGTTATCAGCTTTTCGTTCGACTGACCCCATGTTAAATTGTTTAACATAAGCGTGACCTTGCCAATTGTTCGCTAAACCAGTGAATGTGCTAGGATTCAGCAAAGTGCCATACTCATCATGTTTTGCGGTTCCCTTGGACGTGATTTTGTTATAATCCGTCACCCAATTTTCAACATCTGTCACACGTGTCCAACCAGATAAGCTATGCATTTCTTCATTCAGCGCTGATTCGGTTGGTGGCACTGGGATATTATCCAATTCTTTCGGATTACCTAAGGTTAAAAAGCTTTCAGGACCGATTAAAGCGAAATAACCGCAGTCCGTGCTAAAGTCAACATTAATAATTGGTGGTGTTGACGCTGAGCCGTTATTGGTTACTAAAATTCTACCGTCTGATGAC